GATTTAAAACCAAGTCATGGAATAATTCCAAAAGACAAAGATCTTATTTTGTTTCCAAGTTTTTTAAGACATGGAGTTGAGCCTAATTTAAGTGAATCAAATAGAATTATAATGTCTTTTAATATAGGAGTAAGATGCTAGTTTATGACTTCTAATAAAGTAATAGATAATTTTTTACCAAAAGAAAAATTTGAAATAATTAAAAAATTATTTTTAGGAGATACATTTCCTTGGTATTATTCTCCTACTTGTGGTTTACCTAACTCTAATGATGGTTTTTATTTTTTTCATGAAATATATAGAACACATCTTTTAAGCTCAAAAGAAGTATGGAATGCTATAACCCCTTTGTTAAATAAAATAAATGAAGTAGATCTTTGTAGAAGTATAGTTAGAGTTAGATCTAATTGTTATGTTAAAACTCATGAACTTGTAGAGTTTACAAAACATCGCGACTACCCCTTTGAAACAAAAGGTTTTCTTTATTACGTAAATAATAACGATGGGTTTACAAAATTAGAAGATGGTTCTATTATAGAGAGTGTAGAAAATAGAGCTTTGTTTTTTGATACACACAAGCTACATAATGCTACTACGTGTACAAATACAGATTTAAGAATTAATATAAATATAAATTATGTTTAAGGAAAGGAGGCACTATGCAATATATTTTTAAAGAAGAAGAACTAGAAATTAAATATTCTTGGAAAGAAAGAATGCACATTTTATTTTTTGGAAAAAGTCTTTTAAAAAGAAAATCTATTTTTCAATTTCAAAATGTTTTTGTTAAACTCATAACTGAGTGTTTTATGAGATATTGTCCAAAAGATAAAAATGGAATAAAATATATTCCACAGGATCTTAAAATTGACAAAAAATGATTGTTGAAAAATACACCAGGTCAAAAATAGAACAGCCTTATTTTTTTATTAAAGGCCACATAGATAATATTGATTCTGAGTATTTTATTAATGCAATTAATGAAGGAATAAAACATCCAAATAATCTCAGTTATAAATTAAAAGTTCAAGGTAAGTTAACTCCTTATGAATGGTTTATGAGAGATCCTAAATTTCAACAAATTTTTTTTGAGATATTAAACAAATTAAATAACATGAAAGGATTAATTCAACATTCTTGGAGTCTACAATCTGTGTGGGGTGTTAGAGAAGACTTTGGAGATTATACTGAAGAGCATAATCACATATCTTCTTTAGGCTCTGGTTGTATTTATTTAAATGATGTTGAAGATCAACCTACAATTTTTCCAGAAATAAAAGAAAGTATTGAACCAAGAAAAGGAGACTTTGTATTATTTAGTCCTTTTTTAAATCATAAAGCTAAAAGAATTTATACAAATCAAACTAAATACCTAATAGCTTTTAATTTAAAATTTGCAGGAGAAAACAAATGATAATAACAAAAGACATAAGATCTACTATTGATAGAGATTATTTTTTTATTAAAGGAAATATAGAAATTCCAAACCTGCAGTATTTAATAAATAAAATTGAACAAGGTATAAATGAAAAAAACAATATGAATTATACTATAGAAAAATTAATAGGTAAAATGACACACGATAAATATTTTGTAAATGACCCTGTTTTTTTAGATGTGTTTATTAAAATGTTAAATAAATTTAATCACTTCAACAAAGAAATACCTTATACTTGGACTTTAAATACAGCTTGGGGTGTTAGACAAGATAAAAGTGATTATACTGATGAACACACTCATGTAAATTCTTTAGGATCTGGAGTATTATATTTAAGTGATGTAGAAGATCATTCAACAGATTTTTCTGATCTTAATGAAAAAGTAGAACAGAAGGTGGGTAACTTTTGTTTTTTTAGTAGTTTTTTATTTCACAATTCTAAAAGAGTTGAAGCAGATAAACCAAAATATTTAATAGCATTTAATTTAGATTACGTATCTTAATGATTAAAGTTTATCAAAATTTTTTACCTCAAGAACAATTTGATGTGTATAAAACAATAATACTAAGTAATGAGTTTCCTTGGTATTTTATAGATCACGTAGCTTACAAAGAGGATACACAAAATTTTCTTTTCTTTCATCTTTTACTTAATGAAGAAAATGTTAAAAGTCCTTTCTATAAACAACTTGTAGATCCTTTAATTAAACAAATTAATTATAAACCTTTTAGAATAAAAGCTAATTTGTATACAAAAAAAGAATTAGAAAGTCCTTCTGGTTTTCATGTCGACGCTGCCAAACCACATAAGGTTGCTTTGTTTTCTGTAAATACGTGTAATGGATATACTTTATTTGAAAATGGGGATAAGGTCCCTTCAATAGAAAATAGCCTTACAGTATTTGATGGATCTATGTCACACGCTAGTGTCCCTCAAACGGATGAAAAGGTTAGAGTAAACGTAAATATAAATTTAGAATGATTATAAATAAAGAGATAAACAGAAAATTTCAAAAAGAATTTTTCTTTGTAAGAGGTAAAATTGATATTGATACAGAATATTTTATTAATAAAATAAAAGACTCTTTTAACTCAAACAATAATTTAATAAATAAAACAGGTGTTATTAATCTAATGACACCTATGGATTATTTTATTAGAGACCCAAAGCTACACTCTATAATTAGAGAAATAGCACAACATGTTGATGAATATTATAATTCTAAAAAAACATATTTGGCTGCTTCTTGGGGGTTTGAAGTAAGACCCGGAGAGAAAACTAATTTTCATGATCATCATGAAGCAATTTATTCTGGTGTTTTGTATCTAAACACATGTAATCATGCCTTATTTTTTCCAGAAATAAATGAATATGTTATGGCAGAACAAGGTACTTTTGCCGTTTGGAATTCATTTTTGGTTCATGGAACAAAAAATAACCAAGATTCTATTTCTAAAATAGGCATTAGTTTTAACCTAAACGAGTACAAAGAGTGGGTTGAAGACCCCTTACAATCTGCTATATTGCCTATAAAATAAGTATAAATAGGTTTTACATGCTACAAAAATTAGGATTTTTACCCGGATTCAATAAACAAGTTACATCTACAGGTGCAGAGTCGCAATGGACAGGTGGAGAAAATGTGCGTTTTAGGTATGGTACACCTGAAAAAATAGGGGGTTGGGCTCAGTTAGGTGAATCAAAATTAACTGGTGCAGCTAGAGGTTTACATCATTTTGTTAGCACAGGTTCTATTAAGTACGCAGCCATAGGTACTAATAAAATTTTATATATTTATTCAGGTGGTGTATTTTATGATATTCATCCTTTAGTTAATCCAACAGGTACAGCTATTACAAGTGCATTTAGCACGACTAATGGATCACCAACAGTTACAATAACTTTTCCAACACCACATACTTTTCAAGCTCAAGATATTATATTATTTAGTGATTTTTCTACAATTACAAATTCTAACTTTAGTGCAGCAGATTTTAATGATAAAAAATTTATGGTAACTAGTGTGCCTACACCTACTACTATTACAATTACAATGCCTAGCAATGAAACAGGTTCAGGTGCAACAACATCTGGTGGAATAAAATACTACCAATACTTTCACGTAGGACCAGCAGAACAGTTAGGTGCTTTTGGTTGGGGTATATCTTTATGGGGTGGTAATATTTTAGGACCATTGACTACAACTTTAAATGGTGCATTAGGAGATAACACCAGCGGTAATAATGGTTCAGCTACAGAAATTACTTTAGGTAGTACAGCAGGTTTTCCAAGTTCCGGTACAAACTTTATTCAAGTAGGAACAGAGGAAATATCTTACACAGGAATTACAGCCAGTAAACTAACAGGTATAACAAGAGCAGTAAGAGGAACTACAAGAGCTGCACATAGCAATGGTGCAACAGCAACCAATACATCATCTTTTACAGGTTGGGGATCACCAGCAGCCAACACTGACTCAGTAACTGATCCAGGTCTATGGTCCTTGGATAATTTAGGTACAACTCTTATTGCATTAATTCATAATGGTGAATGTTTTAAATGGGATGCGGATGCAACTAACGCAACGGACAATAGAGCAGTAATTATTCCAGGTGCACCAACAGCATCACGTGACATGTTAGTATCAACTCCCGACCGTCACTTAGTATTTTTTGGTACAGAGAAAACAATTGGAACTAAATCTACACAAGATGATATGTTTATAAGATTTTCATCACAAGAAAATATAGAAGACTACACACCTACAGCTGAAAACAGTGCAGGTACACAAAGACTGGCCGATGGATCACGGATCATGGGAGCAGAACTTGGTAGAAACGCACTATATGTTTGGAGTGACACAGCTTTATTTACTATGCGTTTTGTTGGAACTCCGTTTACATTTGCTTTTGAACAAGTTGGTACTAACTGTGGATTGATTGGTATGAATGCCGCCGTTGAAGTTGATGGTGCTGCTTACTGGATGTCTGATAATGGTTTCTTTAGATACACTGGTAAACTAGAATCTATGGACTGTTTGGTTGAAGATTTTGTTTATGATGATCTTAACACTACATCTAATCAATTAATTTATTGTGGTATTAATAACTTGTTTGGAGAAATTACTTGGTTCTATCCGACTTCTACTTCTAATGTAAACACAAGAGCAGTTACTTATAGTTATCTAGATTCAACATCTAAAAGACCTATATGGTTTACAAATGCAAATAGTTTATTTCCTAGAACAACATGGGAAGACTC